GTTAAAAATATGAAGCATGTTAAATGGAACCAAATTCCGCCACTCAAAGGACCTAATCCACAAGGGTTGCGAAAAGTCGTAAAAAAGGATAGAACTAAACCTAGGAGTTTAAATGGCAGATAACATAGATAAAGGACTCCCGAACGTTACAACAGATGAACCTATCATTGCACCTAATGATGTAATGACAGAAGTAGACGTTACGGAGGAAGCAAAAATAGACAAACCTGAAATAGAGGTTACCCAGGAAGAAGATGGTGGAGCAACGATCGATTTCGATCCAAGCGCCAACTTAAATATTCCAGGCACTGAAAGTCACTTTGACAATTTAGCAGAATTATTACCTGATGAAATTTTAGATCCTGTGGGATTAAAATTAGCAGGAGATTATCAAGATTACAAATCTTCCAGAAAAGATTGGGAACAAGCTTATGTAACTGGACTAGATTTATTAGGTTTCAAATACGAAAACAGAACTCAACCTTTCCAAGGAGCAAGTGGTGCAACACACCCTGTTCTTGCAGAAGCGGTTACACAATTTCAAGCTCAAGCTTATAAAGAACTATTACCAGCCGATGGGCCGGTAAGAACCCAAGTGATTGGTGCATCCAATCCTCAAAGGATGCAACAAGCACAGAGGGTAAAAGAATTCATGAACTATCAGTTAATAGATCAGATGAAAGAATATGAACCTGAATTTGATTCAATGTTATTTCATTTACCATTAGCAGGTTCTACATTTAAAAAAGTTTATTATGATGAACTATTAGGTAGAGCTGTTTCTAAATTTGTACCAGCTGATGATTTAGTTGTACCTTATACAGCTACATCTTTAGATGATGCAGAAGCAGTTATCCATATAATTAAAACTTCAGAGAATGATTTAAGAAAACAACAAGTTTCAGGATTTTATAGAGACATAGAATTAGCTTCTCCAGGAATACCTCCACAAGACAAAGTGGAAGATGCTGAAAGAAAACTGGAAGGCACTACTAGAACCGCTAGAAATGAACAGATGTATACTCTCTTTGAGTGTCATGTAAATTTAGATCTAGAAGGTTTTGAAGACCAGAATCCTCAGACGGGTGAACCGTCAGGAATAAAATTACCTTATGTCGTTACAATCGAACAAGGTAGTCAAAAAGTTCTTTCGATAAGAAGGAACTTTGCGCCCAATGATCCATTGAAAAATAGAATTCAATATTTTGTCCACTTCAAATTTCTGCCAGGACTAGGATTCTACGGATTTGGACTCATTCACATGATTGGCGGTTTGAGTAGAACTGCAACGTCTGCTCTCCGCCAATTATTAGACGCAGGAACGTTATCTAACTTACCAGCTGGATTTAAACAGAGAGGTGTCCGTGTTCAGAACGACGCTGAATCTATTCAACCAGGTGAGTGGAGAGATGTTGATGCACCGGGTGGAAGTTTAAAAGAATCTTTTTATAATTTACCATACAAAGAACCATCACAGACTTTATTACAATTGATGGGTATTGTGGTTCAAGCAGGACAAAGATTTGCTGCTATTGCAGATATGCAGGTTGGAGAAGGAAATCAACAAGCAGCTGTAGGAACAACAATTGCTCTTCTTGAAAGAGGTTCAAGAGTTATGTCGGCTATACACAAAAGATTGTATGTAGCGATGAAACAAGAATTTAAATTACTAGCTAAAATTTTTGCAAGTTATTTACCACCTGAATATCCGTATGATGTTGTAGGTGCAGCAAGAATTGTTAAGCAACAAGACTTTGATCAAAGAGTAGATGTATTACCGGTAGCGGATCCAAATATATTCTCTATGTCTCAAAGAGTGAGTATGGCACAAACAGAATTACAATTAGCAATGTCTAATCCACAAATGCATAATTTATATATGGCTTACAGAAAAATGTATGAAGCGATTGGTGTTAAAAATATTGATGAGATATTACCACCACCTCCGCCACCATTACCAAAAGATCCAAGTTTAGAGAACATAGATGCATTAGCTCAGAAACCTTTCCAAGCCTTTCCAGGTCAGGATCATAGAGCTCACATTACTTCTCACTTAAACTTTATGGCTACTAATCTAGTTAGAAATAATCCACCAGTTATGGGTGCATTACAGAAGAACTGTTTAGAGCATATTAGTTTAATGGCTCAAGAACAAATTGAATTAGAGTTTAGAGAAGAGTTTCAAATTCTTCCACAACTTCAACAACAAGCAGGCATGAATCCTCAAGCTCAACAACAGCTACAGCAAATCTCTCAAAAGATTGAAGCTAGAAAAGCTGTATTGATTGCAGAGATGACTGAAGAGTTTATGAAGGAAGAGAGAACAATAACATCTCAGTTTGATCACGATCCTCTACTTAAACTTAAATCTAGAGAAATAGATCTAAAAGCTATGGAGACTCAAAGAAAAGAAATGGAAACACAAGCTAGAATCAATCTAGATAAAGCTAAGTTAGTTCAAAACAGAGATCTAACTGAAGATAAATTAGAACAAAATGAAGAATTAGCAGAACTTAGAGCAGATACTGCAATGGCTAAAACAGAGATGACCACTCAGGCTAAGCTCTATACGGACCAAATGAAAAGGAAAGACGTTAAAACCTTGAAAGGTCCTAAAAGGTAGTCTATAACAAGGAGTAATTATGACTAAATTAGAAAAAGCAAGCAAAGACAAAGTTGGTAGAAAAGGAAGTGTTTCCTTAAACAAAACTGACTCTGTTGCTGTGCCTCCTCAAAACTTACACATGGATCCAAAAGGTCTATCAAGTTTCAGAGGAAGAGGCGTTTATATCGCTCAAGGTGATACGAACGAAGTAAGAGGCACTAAGCGAATGCTTAAGGATAAAAAGAAAACCGCAACTTGGTATTAGGAAATTTTGCGCGCGTCGCGCATATATCCTATATTTTAAAGGAATAAAATGGCTTGGTTCGGATTAGCAAAAATGGCTCTCCAAGCGGGAGCAAAAATATACGCAAACAAACAGCGTACTAAAATGGCTATGTCTGATGCACAATTAATGCATGCAGAGAAGATGGCCCGAGGAGAAGAATCTTACCAAGGCAAACTTTTAGAAGCCCGTCAAAACGACTATAAGGACGAATTTGTCCTCGTGATAATTTCGGCGCCGATCATTGTGTTAATGTGGGCAGTTATGTCAGACGATCCGACAGCTATGGAAAAGGTAAAACTCTTTTTTGAGTATTTTCAGTCCCTTCCGAAATGGTTCACAAATTTATGGATTCTCGTCGTGGCGAGTATTTTTGGTATTAAAGGAACTCAGATTTTTAGAGGCGGAGCAGGTAAAAAATAATGCCTTTCGTATCTGAAAAGCAAAGAAGGTATATGCATGCTAACCTTCCTGATATTGCAAAACGTTGGGAAAAGAAGTATAGCATAGGTGGAAAAGTCTTACCGACGAAGGTTGCAATAGCTACTGGTTGTGGTAAGGTTATGGCTAACCGTAGAAAAAAAACTAAATTCTACACATAAGGAGTAATATGAGAAACGACTTTGGAACAAGACCCTACAAACCTAGATTTGGTGGAAAAGCTGCTATGAAAAAAGGTGGCAAAGTTCACAAGCAAGGATACAAAGCTAGAGAAGATGAGTCTCTAGGAATGCGTACTGGAAAAGAATCTACTAAGAAACAATCTATGAAAGATCGTAGAGATGAGTCTTATGGAAAATGGGGCAAAAGACCTAATCAAAAAATTAATAAGTAAGGAGATTTATGTCTAATACTAGTAGAATGAATCGTTTAGAAGAACTTGGAAGAGTTGATGCTGAAAAAGCATACACTTCAAAAGGTAAAAGAAATTTAAAAGACGAGAAAACAAGAATCGTAAGAGAACTTAAAGCTAGAGGAGGCCAAATCTCCAGAGAAGGAAGCGCAAATTACAAAAGCGACAGGCGCCCAAGTCAACAGAAAAGAAAATTTGGCGGTGCTCCAAGATCTCCAGAAGATAGATTTAAAAACCTACCTAAAGATATAATCCTTATAGTTCCAGATGGAAAAGGTGGCACTAAAAAAATAGAA